GCTCCTGAATTTTAGGGCGATATCTTTGTCTCATAATTTTACCGTCAAAAGTTACCCACGGTATATCTACACTTTGAGTATCCGTAACAAAAGTTTTTGCTACTCTTTTCCAAAACGTAATAAAATTATCAGTAACAGGCGCACGAAGCGCAAGATTCTTTGACATAATTCTTGAAATTTCTGCAAAGTCTTTTGGGCCGACAAGACCTAATCTAGAATTTGTAATTTTATTTACAAAATCAGCTGTATCAGGGTGTATATCAGCAGCTTGTTTTAACAACTCACGACCTACAGGAGTGTTTTTATTTACTAGCTCTACTAATTCAGATCGAAAAGATTTTAACTCATCTACTGTAGCCGTAGCCCCTAGCCGATCTGCAACTTTTATTTTACTATCAATAACTCTTAGTTGTTCACCAAGCTTTTCTTTAGTAATAGCTGTGTATCCTTTTTTATCAAGAACTTTTGCCATTTGAGTTGCAACATTTGCTGTTCTAGTTGCACCGCCTGCACCATAAAAAGAAACCATATTTTGAGATTTTGCTGCTTTAGCAAGGTCTTCCCAAGTTAAATTAGCGTTTCTTAGTGCGGCTATTTTATTAAACTCAGGATCATTAATAGTATCCATTGCAATAATGTCATAAAGTCGATTTTTTTGGGGAGTTGCTAAAACATTACTTACCATAGAAATATCTCTGTCGCCAGTAGATAGACCAATAATTTGAGCTCCACTTGAAGAAGCATCATTTTCTATCATTAGTTTGGTTTTGTATTTAGAAAGTTTAGCAGCAGTAAAATCTCCGTTTGTGGCATCGTATATACGTTTGTATTCTAAAGCCATTCTAGCTAACTTGGGTACTTCTGGACCCTCAAGTCCACTTACAAGAGGATGTTCTAAAAATTGTCTCATACGCCTATCACGTTGCGTTGTTGACTGAAGTATCTGCCCCAGCTCTCTTAAGGCTTTTTCATTACGGGCAAAGACAGCAAGCCTACCTGCTTGAGTTAAGGTTTCGGTACCTGCCCCTATCATAGCGCCAAGTTGAATACGTAGCTCACGCAGAGCTATCGGAGTCATACTAACGCTTTGAGCAGAGTTAAGAAACGGTCTAACAAGCTCTCCTCCCGTAGGTGTTAAGTAACCACGGTGATATACTCTTCCGCGAGAATCAATAAACACTTGAGTCTTAAAAGGCTTAGCACGTTGTCTATGCCACTTTGCAGTAGTCATTAACCCATAGCCTTGCTCACCACGATTTAAAATCTCATGGCGCAGCTCATTGATAGAATCATAGTATTTGCTTTTCCCTCTTGGATCCCGAAAACGCACAATGTCATCCATAAAGTCAAAAAACTCGCCATCGACTTCGTACTCCGTATTTGAAACATGGTTCATCATTTTAGCCATGTCTCTATCGATTTGCTTTGCATCGTAATCGGGGAACTTGTCGGCAGAAATAATTGGTATGTTAGTATTGTTGCCACGGGCATCAAAAAAAGTTTTATTATTAGCTTTTACATAAAGTTGATCTCTAGGATTAGTAACCCCTAGTCTCCTAGCAATTACCGTTCTGCGCTCTGCTTCTTGAAGTCTAATTAGACCTTTATCAATTACAGTAACTTCTCTAGAAATAGTGTCAGCCCAACCACCAGAAGCTCGTCCTGTTTCAACATCAAAGACTCCTCTTCGAGTTCTTCCTCGAAATTGAACTTTTATATATCCACTAGATTCCATTAAATTTAAAATTCTAGAACCTTCAGTATGATTGTTCTTTAACGTGTTTTTAGTCATAGGAATAATGTTAGCAAAGTCTTTACTAAACTGTTGACCAATAGCAATAGCCAACCCGTCATAGTCGGTAGATTGTCCTGAAGAAATTAACTTAGCAATCTTAGTAATGCTGTTTAAAGCCTTATCATCCATTATCCTAGAAGTAGGTATTTTTTTAAGATTTAAAAATTCTAAATCTACTAAGTATCTATAGTTTTCTCTAATAGAAGCCATTTTACGAGTAAACCAAGCATCAGTTGGTTCTTTATTAAATAACTTTTTAAAAGCCAAGTATTCTTTTCGTAAAGGTACAAAGTTGTTTAACAAGTACTCTTTGAATTTTTCAGTAGTAGGATACTTTTCTGTTAACTTTCTAAAGTACACTCTTAAAGGACTTCTCCCTGTAAAGTAAACTTTTTTAGCTAGTTTAGCGCCTTCTCTGCTTCTCCAGTTGTCAATGTACCTTTGATCTTTTAAGAGGTTATCAGCAAGATCATCTAGAGTGTAATACTTGCTCATAATTTGAACTTGAGGTTTGTCTTTAGAAAGATAACTAACAAACATTTCTGAACGTTTTCTAGATCTGACATCTAAAAGACGAGAAACGTTTTGTACAGCAAAGCGGTTTTCTGCTCTCATAACAGAAGCAAAGTCACCCCAAGGCTGTTTATCTTTAGCATATCTTTGAAACACTACCCTTAAATTTTCAATAATAACTGTTTGTTGATTGACAGAGACTTTATCATCAAAAGAAGCAGCAATAGATTCAATAAAGTTTTTCTGATCGCCCGTTATGTCTTTTGAATTTCTCATAAAGTCAATACGTTCTTGATACAGGTTAAAATCTGGATCATAAATATTATTATTTTTAATCTCACCCGTTAAAGGATCTGCTGAAAAGTTTCTTTCGTCAAATTGATTACCAACTCTACGCCTAGAAGCAGCTTTACCTTGAAGGCTAGTACCCTTATAGTCTGTTAAAGACATTGTTTTGTTAAAGTCTACAGCGTCATTAAGAAACATAGTTCTAAGTGCTTCTTTATGTTTTGGATTATTAAGCAAAGAGTTTGGTGTTTTAGCGTCAACTCTTAAATCAGCATCCGTTATTTTTTGCCGAGGTTTAAAAACCGCAGTAGCGTTTGCTGCTCTTGCTCTAAGGGCTTGTATAGTTAAAGCTTTACCTTTTGGAGTAACAAATTCAGCAGCCTTTAGCTTTCCTTGTCTAAACAAGTTAGCAGCGTCTTCTGACCCTAGCATCTTAGCTTGTATTTCCATAGATTGAGTTTTTAACCAAGTACCAAAATTTTTTACTTGCGGAGGAAGACCATTTAACTTTTGGGGGTCTTTCTTTTTAAGCGCAGAAACGTTAATACGTTTTGACGGACTTTCCCGCAGTAATTCTTCCTTAGACTTAAGAACTGGGACCATAGACGAGCGACAATTCCAGTGAAGGGGAGGTTCATAGCTTCTATCTCCTATGTCATAAATTTTTCCGTTGTGGTGAGTACAGATTGGGCTTGTTCTAGCATCAAGGATAGCTGTAAACATGTAACCCTTTAATATATCTTTGTTTTGTTCTGCTACCTTATGTACAGCAGCAGTTTGAGTTGAAGTAATAGCGGTACGAGTTAAGGTTCTTGCTTGATGTTCTGTTAACTTAGTAGTCTTCATAACATCGGCAATAATATCTTTTTTATTATGGCCTTTAGCAAGTCCTGCTTTCACTTTAGATTGTATACGTACAAGTTCCCCTGCAGAAATATTTGATACGTTCTGAGTGATACTGCGAGTACCTTTAATGTTTGGGCCAGTTATTTCACCAAGAAGTTCTTTGGTTCGTGGCCTTTGAACTTTGTAAAAGTCTTTTACTTCTTTATATAAGTTATCTGTTGAAAAGTCTAGTTGCGAAGTAGAAAATTCTTTCAAGCTACTGTTTGTATGCACTGAAAGTTCTTTGCCAAACCTATTCATTTCTTTTTGAAGATCAGCTCTAACATTTCCTCTTAACAAAGTTTTTAAGTTATTCCTGTGTCTTTTTAAAATCCTACGATTTTGAAGTTGAACACCTTCTTCATATAACCGCACATCTCCCATGTGGTCAACAATACGATTAAAAATTTTATCATTATAGTTCATCTAGTCCACCATTGTAGAGTTAGAGGGGGTGTGACTTACTGTTAGACCACGCCCAAAGAAGGCAGTTACCAATGTTATACTTTGGTCCACTCTTCTTTGGGTGATGATTTAATCTAAGACACTTATACCACGCTATAAAGTTTTTATAACGTTTCATTTGCCTTTTTTAACTTCGGCTGTTTTCTTTGTTATTTGTATAGTTTCAAATTTAGAATCTTCTGATTTTTCAGGTTTAGGTTTTTTCTTCTTGAACCATCCAAACATAGAACTATTCCATTTCCATCTGATCGTCATCTACTTGAGTAGTTAACGGATCTGTTTGAATGGCTGCAATAGCCTCTTCATCATTATAATCAGAAGGAATAAAGTCGTTGTATTTAGCAACAGCAACAAAGGTATCTCTTGGGATTATTCCTGATTGATACCACTCAGTAATTAATCGCATAGCGCCTTCGCCACCAACAACGGGGGCAAAGTCTGCTGACAAAGTAAATTGAACATCGTTACCTGTGTATTGAGTCCCATACTTCCAGTTAAGCATAAAGGAAATTACTTCTCGCATAGTATGAGAAACTTTAGCGTTAAGAGTACCTAGCTGTGCTGTTTGAGAAGCGTTTCGAATTTCTAAAGCAATGCCTGACTGTGCAGTTTCAGGAGAAAGCATTCGGATTCCCATTTTAGCCATTTCTTCTACTGTTTTAGTAATAGCCATATCCATATCATTTAAAGCACTTGTAGGTGTTTCTAAAACACTAACAGACTCATCTTTACGTACTCGTAACCACGTACCTAGCCCTGCAGACACTAACTCTTCAAACTCTTCGTCTGTCATATCAGAAGACACAATAGGAGTATAGGTTGCAGCCCCGTATAGCAGGTGATTCCTGCGTGAGACTTTGTTGTACAAAGAAACTTCACGATCAATAAGCGGCATAAGCACTGGTTCAACAGGTTCAATATGTCCGTTAAGAGGCCAAGCAGGAATTCGCTTAAGACGCTCACCAAACATTTGAGGAGTTACTGTGTCATACTTTTCAAAGTGAGTTTCTGTGCGAATGTCTTTATAGTCTTGAGTTACTTCTCCATTAAGAACCTTAAGTTCTGCGTAAGTATCTTTTTGACGATAGTAGTCTAAAACAAGGTTGCCACCTTCATCCAAGTAGTGATCACAAACAGTGTCTACATAGTTAGGGTGCCAAGGGTTTTCTTCGTCAAACTCTTCGATTAAGTAGCGTAATACTAAACGAGTAAGAGTTCTTTGGCGAGTAATTGGATGTACGTTTAATTGATAGTTGATTACGTTTTCAGCTTTAATAATTACTGGATAAGGCGCAACCATGTCACGTTCTTCAGGAGTTAAAGCTTCTTGTTGTTCTTCGGTAAGTTTTGGGTAATCAACTGACACCCAACAGCGCGAGGTCTGAAGTTCTTCCCATAAAGCGGAGTCAAGAAAATTAAAGAGAGAACGACCGTCCAAAGTAAAATTTGTTTCAATCCAGTCTAACGCCTCTTCTGGAAGTTCTTCTGGTATTGTAAGTTGCGACTTTTTACGCAACAAAGAACTAATAAGTACTTTACAATACTGTGCAGTTAACCCTGAAAGTTCTGCTTCTGATTTGTAAAAATTATACTGTGCTTGAGTCATAGATGGGGAAAATGGCAACAAAAGATTAGAATAGTCAGTTGCCAAAGTAGTGTCGTGGGCCTTTACGTTAGCCTCACCTTGTAAAATTGCTCTTGATTTTTTCCACAAAGGAGTAAGAGAATGATAAGAATCACTAGGATCTGCTACAGACTTCTTAATAGTTTTAGTAGTTGTAATTTTCTGTGCCATAAGGGTTCCTTACCATTTTACTTTGTTTGCCCAATAAGCGGCGGACATTTTTCCTTTAGCAATATTAGTTGCATGACGGGCTTTCCAAGCGTTTCGTCTTGCTGCATACTTAGCAGACTCGTTTGCTTTTTTAGGGCTACCTTTAGCGCCTTGAGCACCAAAGCGAATTGTTTTTATTTGATCTCCTACTTTAGCAACAACAATGTGAGATTTTGTTGCATGAGCAGGAGTTCTTTTTGGTTTGTTATAGCCAGAAACACCTGCTCTTTTTAGTCTAGGATCTGAAGACATTATTACTTCCTTTTCTTAGGCTGAGAAGAGTATTGTTTTCCTGCAGCAGTATCTTTCCTTTTCTTTGCTGTTGATGCTTTGTACTTTTTAGGTGACATAGCAGCAATAGCCTTTGTAGGTAAATATCTTTCACCTGTAGCTTTTGGTCCTATTACAGAAGGTTTACCAGACTTGGTCCTCCACTTCTGTTTAGTCCACTTAGTCATAGACTTTTGACCCGAATCTTTGCCGCCAGTGTACTTGCCACCACGGTCTTTATAAAGTTTAGCAGCTAGTTGCATAGCTCTAGCAGAGTGTCCACCCATTTTGGCTACAGCGTCTTTCTTAGCTTGCTCCCACTTCTTTGGATTAGCTCTACCCATTTGTTTCTCCTAAAGTAAAAGGAGTACCTAGAATTAACTAAGTACCCCAAAAGAGGAACGGTCAGCTTGTAGGGATATCATAAGCTGTTCCTCGGTAAACCTATATCATAAGCGATCACTATTTTTGGAAATATTCTTTTTACAAGCCTTGAAGGAAACTTGCAAAGAAAATAAGGCCAACTATGCCGCTTAATACTGTTAAGACAATTAATCCAATCCCTACTCTAAACATAATAGTAGAAATTAACTTTTGTCGTCTAGCTTCTTCTGCTGCGCGTTTCTTTCTAGCTGTTGCTTGAAACTTAACCCAGTCATTCCAAAGGTTTGCTCTACCTGACCAGATCATAAATTCTTTTAATTCTTCTTCATTTTTTCGAATAGCTTCTAGCGCAAGAAATTCTTCCATGTCGTTAACCGCTGCAGGATCACTGAAGAGGCTATTTTTCTTTTTCTTTACTTTTTGTTCTAGTTCGGTCTTAGCACCGACAAACTGTGACATTTGGTTTGCCACCCTTGCTAAGTCGCCTGTATTTTGTACAGTTTTTTTAATAATAGCAAAGGCAGCGTTAGCAGCGGCAAGTTCTGCCAGCATAGTGACCTCTTTTACTTTCTACTCTAACATTTTGAGTGCTTGCTCAAGGGTCTCCTTATTACGGCGTGTCCAACCTTTTCCAAAAGTTTCAAAAGTTTTTAAGCTTTCATAAAACTTTTGTCTTTGAGTGTTAATGCTTTTTATTGTCTTTTTAGTATCGGCTGCATTAACTGCTGCAAGTGTCATCGGGCCAACACCACCGTCAACGGTAGTCTTGATGCTTTTTTGCATTGCTTTTACTGGCCTAGACATTCCAGAGTTTACGCCCCAGTCAAAGACAGCCCAGTCAAGGCCGCTTGGTAGTTCGTCACACTTGGCTTTGTCCCAGTAATTCTTTTTATAAATTGGCGCAACGTCTTCATAAGTTAGCGCCATCATTTCAGCTTTTGAGCTACTACGTCCAATGTGTTTATCATACACAGCTTTAGTAACCCCTAGGTTTGTCATACCACCAGGATCTTTAGGATGATTTACAAACCCTCCTTCGTGTGATAATAACATATCTAAACAAACTTTAAAATTTTCTTTCATTATTTATCCTACTTTTTTCCAAAAAACTTACTTACTGAGCGCATACCAATCGATGCACTTACTATCCCGCCTAAGGCAATTTGATACCACTGAGGCATTACCTCTAAGGCTGCAAATCCTCTTGCTACAATATCATTGCCCCAATCACCACAAAAGGCTAGTATAAGAGGAATACTAAATAATAGTGTAATCCACTCATCTTTCCAACTATTTTCTGTCGCTCTCATAGCCTCAAGATCCCAGTCAATCTCTCCGGTAAGCTGTTTCTTTTTAATTTCAGCTTCAGTGAGTTTGATCTGGGTCTTGCCATCAATAATGCTTGTAGCTAGCCCTGTAAGGCTACCTATAATTTTTCCAATCATTGTTCATGTCCTAACCATACAGCAAAAGCTCCTGTCATAGCACCTGTAACGGTTGCAGTCAAGGCTGTTGCTTGTGAAGTCATAGCTTCAGGAGGAAGCTCCATAAACCAGTAGAGCACAGTTACGTACATAAAGGTCATAGCCAACATCATTAGCCTTGGTAAAATCTTCCAATGAAGAATTCTTTCCATAGTTACTGTCATTTATTTTTCCTTGTTATGTAGGAGGAACGGGCCAAACTACGTCTCTACCGTTTGGATACGTTTCAGTTATATCCCTTAAAGCTTGTCTGTAAGCAGCCCATTTAGTTTTAGTTGAGTGTGGCACGTCAGGAAGTTGAGTCCAATCCGTAAAAGCTAATGCCTTATCTCTATTCTCTCTTAAAAGGTAAAGATAATGTGAGTCAGGAAGGTCACTACTTTCTTCTTCAATTTCTACAACAGTTCCGTTTAGTAGTTTATATTGCTTTTCAAAAATATTTATTTCTACTTCAGTAACAATTTGAGAAGCTTCTATGTGGTGCGTACTTCTAGTTTTGTTTGTTTCAGGGTTAGGGGAGTAATACTCAGAAAGTAGTTCCCCTGTTTCTCCGTCAAACTCATAATATTTTTTATTTGCTGTCATGTTATTTCACCAAAGATTGAATATAAAAGAAGGATCGATAGCGGTAAAAGTCTTTGGGGGTAGTATTAGCAGAACCTGAGATATTTTTAAAAGAAAAATTAACTGTTAGATCAATAGTAGTTTCTCCCGTATAAGAAGGTACTAGTGTATCTTGAAAGTAATGGAAATCGTTTTCTGGGAAACCTATAGTAGTTCTTGACCAGCGATGCGCCCGAAGTATACCAGGAATCCATAAATAGGGAGCACCGTCTGCAGAAACACCAGAAAGACCAAGAGTTTGTGTTGCGTATTGAGTGCTTGATAAAGCGGGTGTGCCCACCGGTGTTCCTGTAGTATAGCGAATTCCCGCTGAAATTAATAGTGGGAGACCAGCTACGTGAGGAATAGTCAGGGAGTGTAAGTCAACACTTCCACTTCCTGTTGATATAACAGCAATACCACCAGCCGCAATCCTTTGATCAGAAACTCCATTGTCTGCTATTTTTATTCTTCCAACTACTAAGTCGTTTATCTGAGCAGTGTTCGTTACAATACTAGCGGCTGCTAGTTTAGTACCTGTTATAGTGCCACTAACTAAAAGATTACCGTCTATAAACTGTGTTTGTTCTACCCAACCACTACTTCCTTCGTAAACATAAGCAGTAACATCACCTCCTGTGTTTTCAAGAACAAACCTGTCTCCGTAAACAGGGAGTAAGTTTACTGCTACCCCAAAGAAAGCTTCTACGAAACCAGTAAGTAAGCCTGTTACTGAGTTAGCGGTTCCTGTTAAGTGTTTCCACCAACCCGCACCTCTTGTAGCGTTAGCCCCAACTCCAATCGTTGCTGTAGTACTGCTAACGGCAGTAAGGTTTCCTACTGCAAATTGTCTTTCGAATCTAGCCTGAGCTCTATTGGTAGTTGTATTAAAATAATAATCATAAGCTGACGTAGTGAAGTCGGTTTTATAGGTTCCCCAGTTGTCGTCGTCATGTTTAATCAGTATAGTTAAATCTTCTTGGTTGGTAAAAGAGTTATGAAGGACTTGGGATACATTTCCTGTGACACCCGCGCCGTTAAGCTTTACGAACATTTTGTCAGGCCAACCATACTGAGGGTTGTTGCCATCTTGCCGCCAGTCTAAATAGACACTGTCATTTGTGGGAGTTCCGAAAAAAAGTTCACCAGGATTGTTGCCAGTGAGTGTTGACATCGTCATGTTTATAACATAAGTAGCTAAGTTAGAGGACAGTGGTGGGAGGGGCGAAGGAGGAACCGCATCTTCTCCAACAAATTTAGCAAAGGTAATGTTAGTAGTTACATTGGGGCTTAGAACCCCCGTAGTAGCATCTGAAGGAGGTGTCTCGCCTGTATAAGCGTAGTAAGCTACAAATTGATTACTACCTTGAGTATAAGTTTGTACTTGAGCTGCATCTGTGTGATCTTGAATATCTGCGTAAATGACCGCCACTCTACCTACAGTTTTAAGCTGTAGACTTACAGTAGTAGAACCAGTGACGCTGTCAGCAGCAAGGACTCTTTCGGACATTAAACCACTAGGGTTTCTTGCACGAACACTAAAAATAAAGTTCCCTGTTTTAAACCCTTGTATATCAAACTTACAAGTAGCATTCCCGTTTACATCAACTGCAGTGCTTCTTGTAATTCCAAGTTGAGAAAACTCAGAATCAGCGTTGCCAAGTTCTTTTGCCTCCACTATATACTCTTCAGTGCCAGTATCAGCTGTAGGCGTCCAAGTTACTTGCCCTGACGCAGTTCCTAAAAGTTTGTTAGAACTTGAAGCTGCACTCGAAGTAAAGACAACGTTAGTAGGCTTGTCTACAGTAAAATCAAACTCAGGAGGAGAAAGGTAAGCAATGTCATCATTTACATTCCATGCTAACATTGTATGACTATAAGAAAAAGCTTCAACGTAAACTGTAAGATCAGATTTAAGTGTAACTCCAAGAACTTTGAAAACTTCAGGAACAGCTGCCGTTCCAATTCCCGCTAAAGGAGAGTAAAGACTAATAAAGTCTCCAGGTTCTAAGTTAAAACCAGCGGAGTCTAAAGTTACTGTAAGAGTCTTCATTTCTCTTGATTGTCTAACAATTTGTTCTGCTTTAGCTAAGGCATGATAAGGATCTGTTATTCCTATTCCTGTAATTTCTGAAGTAAAGGGTTGCTGATTATCTTCAGCTAAAAATGCAGCGTGAACAGCACTATTGGTTTCTGGGAAAGTTATTGTATCTTCTTTGAAGTCTTCATGTTCATTGGCAAAGTTTACAGTAACTTGATTAAAACGATCATTAGCAGTTGGCCAAGTTATTCCAATGTCTTCTTTTATAATGTTATCTTCTGTAAACCTATGGGCAGGATCAACCAAAGCTAGCACTGCTGCGCATTCATTAGAACCTGCAGCAATTTCTGCTACAGTTTGTTGAGGATACTCTAATAAAAGTTTATACTTTCCTTCTGAAGACCAAACTAACTCAGCTAAGCCCATAGTATCTAAAATAGTTTCGATATTATTTCTAATAGAAGAAGAAGTGTCAATGCTTATATTACACTCATAAAGGGGTAAGTCTCTTTTATTAACAGTAGTTATTTGATAGGAGCCAGCAGCCCAAGTATAGTAATATCCAGTGTCGGTTGCTTTATAAATATAAGCGCTTAATATCTCTTCGGTGTTGTCTTCAGTGCCAGCAGGTGCAGTAGTTCCACTAGTTATATTAGGGAATAATGCTAATGTTGAGTATTCTCTAAAAGGTTTAACTCCGTTTACACGTCCACCAATAACTGCATTTTGCCTAACTACAGTATTACAAATCTCTGAAGCATGATAAAAGGAGGCTAAATCTATGTTAGGAGGTACGTTGTTAACTACAGGAAGTCCTCTGCCGTACTTAGTAGAAAGCAAGTAGTCTAGAAGCACTAGCGCAGGATTATTAGAGTAAGTATATAGTCTATCTCCGTTTCCATCTACAGCCAAAGAATAGCTGTAATTACCTTCGCTTCCACTACGAGTAATAGGGGTTATCTTTTTCCCCTTTAAAAGGTACGAGCAACGGGGGAGTCCACCATAGTTCCCTTCGTCTCGGTTTAACTTAAAAAAGGAATGGACCCAAGCACAGTTAGTAAATTTATTAGTGCTAGGAAAACCAAAATGTGTTGCAGCAGGGTCGGCAATCCCCCCTATAGGATAAGTATGAAATCTGTGTTCAAACTTAGCATCTTTATAGTTATAACGGGAGTCATTTACGTCTATATCTACTACCCCCTCAATCCCCTCATGACAAAGTGCTGACTGCACTCCTAAAAACTCGTTTTTTCCAGCGCTAAGGAAATCGAAATTCGCTGCTAAAAATCCTGCCATACTATGGTGAGTAAGAGCAACGCCCGTTGCGTTCGGTTTGAATTTGTAAGAAAAAGTACGTGATACGGGGTCGGCACTTAAATTAAAAACATTATGAGCAGTCTTATGAGCACACTCTGTACCACCTAGCATAGCCTTGCCATAAGTTACAGGAAGATGAGATACTTCACCACTAATAGGTAATTTAAATCCTTTTCTTTTATCAGCTTCAGCTGCCGCTTTAGCTTGAGCAGCTTTCATCTTCTTTTTCATTTTCATAGCAGAGTGTAACTGGTAAACAGTACTAGTAATTGCTATAGCAGTGCCTAAAGCGATTGTTCCGGCAGCGTAAAGCGAGAAGGAAATAACTCCTACCATGATAAAACTCCTTTATAGTTATTCGAAGGAGGCAGCATGTTAAACTCCGTATAATCTTCCGTGTAAAGACTTTTTTCAAAAGAAGTTAACTCTTCAGTCAATTCTTCTTTAAGGTCTTTTTTGTCTTCTTCTGGAGTTTTCGATATGTAAACACAAGTCATAACACAGTCCTCTACACAAAAAATTGCTCTTTTAGTACCTGCAGGAGAAACAAAAGAGCAAGGGGCTTCTAAAATTTGAGTTCCAGAAGCTTCTGAAATTATTTTCATTTTTCCTTTATTTAAAAAGGTTATATGAGAATCTTTATGAAGGTATCCAACAATAGCCACCCCCTTACAAGCTGTCATTTCTCTTGCATACATCCCAACTCCATGTTGAGGATGTTTTTCTGTGAAAAGATGGCGATAAGTTATGTTGTTTTTTTCAAGTTTTTTAAATTTATTTTTATTAACTTTTTTATAGGGTTCTTTCTCGATCTCTTTCATGGCTAAATGTAAAGCATGAATTTTAGCTCTAATATTCAAGTCTTCTTTAAAAACTAGTTCATTCATTACACCTTACCCCACTTAAGCTCTAGTGCAGAATCTTTAAAAATAGTATCAAAGGAAGTGTCAGTTGAAGATATCTGATCCATTCCGGCTTTGCTTGTAACAAAAGGATTAACTCGGTCCAAGTCAGACATAGGAGAAGTACCTTCTAAAGTAGCTACTTTGTTTTCCCAATCATTTGCAATTCCAGGAGAGTCAACAAAACCTTTATAGGCTAGTAAAATATCTGAGGTATTTAATAGAGGTTGGAAGTTAGCATCGTAAATTCCTAACCAAACCGTAATACCTTTACCGATTACATTTGCATTAAATTCTCCGAGCATGACATCACTAAGATCAGATAAAGTAATTTTATACGCCTCTCTATCAACAACACTGCTATACTTAGGAGGGTCTATAGAAAGTAATCCTCCATCAGAAACAAAAGAGTCAGCAGAAGTAAGGCTACAACCAGCAGGTAAAGAAGTAAACTCTCCGTGAGAAATATCATTTGGTGCAGTTGTAAAATAGTAGTTATTTGAAAAATTTAACTCTACTAAATAAAAGAAGTTAAAATTATCCGTACTAATTAAGTTTTGTACAGTACTAGAAAATGTTCTCATTATAATGCCTCAATTAAATTAATCGTACCCATATTTGCTAAAATTCCATCAGAAAAAGTAATACCCTGTAAGTTAGTTACGTCTTTAAAGTAAGTTATTTCACAAGCGGTTCCATAATTAAGCTCTCTTGCACCTACAGCGCCACTAACAGAAACTCCTAAGACGAGGTTCGGAAAGATTTTAGCAACGTACTGCCCGTTATTATCTGGAGTGTTCATATTTAAATCGTCAGTTAATACATAGACTTTCGGATAGTTGCCAAACTTTATAAAACTTCCTTTTTTGAGAATTCCTGAAATGTTATTATCCTTAAGTATTGGCACAGAAGAGTCCCCTGCAACCACATCGGAAGCTACTAAAGCTGTTCCTCTTAAGTTAGAAGCGTCTTCTACTTCCTTTATTTGAGGCATAGGCATACTAGAAGAAGAAGTAAGATCTTTAATAGAATCGATAAAGGTATCACCAGCATTGTCATTTGCAACACACTCAAAAGAAAGCTCCCATCTTTGATGGTTTTGAGAAGCTCTTATCTTTTTAAGAGAGACTGTATCTGCATCATAGATAGGGCGGTTAGATGTAATTGAAAGAGGAGCTAAAATTTTAGCACCGTTGTAATAATATACTGCCATTTTGTTATCTCCTTTTAAGAGGTTCAAGAAAGAGTAACTGTGGCTTATAAGTCACTACTCGTTTATTCTTTGTTTTTTCTTTTAAGTAATACATAAAAACTACTCTTTTTTAAGCTAGACTTTTTCTTTAATAAACATTTTTACTAAGTCGGCAACTATGTCGCTTCTAACAATATCTTCTATACCAAACTCAATCACAGGAAGACTAATACCATTAACTTGTATAAGTTTACAGAATTTCATAAGATCAGCACCAGCCTTTACGTCTGACTGAGCAGGATCTCCCATGAGAATTAATTTAGAGTTTTCTCCGATGCGTGTACTTATAGCTTTTAGTTCATCTATGTTTAAATTTTGAGCCTCATCAACTAATACTAAAGAATCTTCATAAGAACGTCCTCGTATAGTTTCAATAGGCTGAATCTCAATGTCATTTTTACTCAGTAAATACTCATACTTACCTGTACCAAAAGCTTTCTTAAGGACTTCCAACATAGGAAGTAACCAAGGAGTCATCTTCTCAGCAATAGTTCCTGGAAAGTGTCCTAGACTTTTGCCTGTAGGTACGTTAGCGCGGGTAAGCACTATCTTTCGATAGCCACCCTTCAGAAAAAGTTGTGCTGCCGTTCCAGCACTACAGTAAGTCTTCCCAGTACCAGCACAACCAATGGTCACTACGACTGGACTTGTCTTAATAGCTTGTATTAAGTAGTTTTGCTTTTCATTCTTAGGAAGAACATGAAATCTAGGTAATACGTGAATATTACCTTCTTTCTTATCAGCATAACGGGACTTTTTCTTTTCTGATCTTCTTGACATAAAGGATCCTTTAGTTAGTATTTCTAGAGAGACCTATCATTAGCGATCTCTATTTTAGTAGTAGATTTGTTCTTTAGAAGGGTCTACAATTTTAGGTACACAGTAAGACCTTCTAGGGTCATTGTTAGGATGAGAACCAAAAGACTTGATAAGTTGTTCTGCGTAGTAGTTACAGCTTTCAATCTTGCGAAAGTACATATCATCGCTTATAAGTTTTTTGTCCTCACCTGCGCCTATGTATAGCATTAAAACAAATACATGGATCATTGTACGGGCTTTGTGGTTTTCA